GTCTCTGCACCACTGTCAAAGAAGAAATATTTTACAAAGCCAATACTTGCGGCGTCACCGTCGTCATAATTATTGATTGCATCATTGTCTAGGTTTTGTCCGCTAAAACTAGAATTATCTAGATTGGTGATCCTGTGACCACCCATATCTAGGTTATCTTCCATTACTGGATTAACCAGTGGCACCTTGTCTTCGGCGGCATACATTACCTGCTCAAAGTTCTTATTTAAATCATCTGCTCGAATAGCACCAGAAGGGTAAAAAGTGTTCCTAGTGTCGTGCGAGGTGTTTCTGTAAATAATGTACTGACCACTAAATGTATGGCCGCTTGAAAGCGTAATAGATTTATCGGATACATTAACACTAAACGTACCCCCTGCTGGAGCAATAGGAGTATCATTTGGACCAGCATCAGACTTCAAAAGCCTTACATCATCTTCATCGTTAACGTCAAATGTAAAATAATGTGGTCCAACTTGACCTGCTACCAGTGTAATTAAATCTTTCATTGTTTGTTAATAAGTTTATGTTTAATCATTTGTTAGTTAAATCAAGCACATCGCTGTTTAACAAACCCTGGCGATTAGTGTAATCACGTGATCTCATGTCCGTAGCTTCTTGCTGAACAGCTGTACGGTCAGTAAGCTCAGCTTCTGCCATCCGTTTGGCTTCAGTAAGAGCTTTATCAATACGCCTATAAATACCACCAAACTCTTCCAAGGAATCCTGGTCCGAGGTGACACCACTTCTACGTGCACGCCTAAGTGTATCAATCATGTTAAGTTTGTCTGCATCGCGTCTAATTTCTACTAATTTGTCGTGAAAGTACTGATGCTTACCAACTATCGAAAATAGTTCTGCGCGTTGACGGGGTGAGTATCTAACACTACCATCACTACTCTTTGCAAATGTAGGTTGTGCGTCGTATTCAATATCAATCATAAATTGACGTTCTGGTGAAATACCTTCGTAAATTTTTGTTGGTAAATATGCGTGCATTAGACGACTAAAGAATCCTTCTGGTTTGTTGATCGGTTTCCCATCGATATAGTCATAAGCAATTGGCAATGCACCAGCTGGATTAAGACCATCTAAGAAGTTATTACGGTTACGAAGTAGTTCACCAAATTCCTGATCCATAATCCTTAGCTCTGGGTACAGAAGACGCCCAAGTTCATTACGTTGACCAGAAAGAGGCATGAAGCCACTGACCATCGTTGCTGCCCAGCGGTTAGATGCCGCAGGGTTACCCGAAAGGATGTCCATTAGTGGTTCCAAAGTCGCTAGAGTTGAGCGGTTAAACAAAGCCGCACCAAGAATAAAACCAGATTTACGCCTAAAATCTTCAAATTGAGCGACACTTAGTAGATCAAAATTGTCCATTACATCAGCGGTTGTAGCTAACCAATCTGCAAGTGGACCAATCTCTGCGTAGCTGTACCACTTACCATCAAGCCCTTTAATAGTTCTGGGTTTCCAACCCATCTTCAAACGTTGTTGTTGTCGCGCTTTGTCGTAATGACCGCTACCACGAAGTCTATCGTTCATAAACATAAACGTAGCCATGGCGGTAACTGTAGTACCTATAGCTGCACGTCCCTTGATTTCCGCTTGCAAGGCCCTAAACCTAGGCAATGCGTAATCATCAAATGGGATATTCCGTGTTTTAAGAATCTCTTTAATCTCTGCGATAGTATGTTGTTTTCCTTCATGACCCACAATTTTATTGTAGTCACCGACAAAGGCACCCAACAAACTATGATTCCAATATGAACTCAAGATGTTGACGCTTGTACGAGGAAACATCATCCACGGTTTTAACATTGGGTACCTGGCAATAGCTCCACTCAAAGCATTAACTACTGGTGAATCAAGGCTCATTGCTACTTCGCGTGTTCCATATTCAGCGGCTTCATCAGTAATGAATCCAGTGCTGTCGAACATAGAGTTGTAGTAATTATCAGCTGCCGACTTTAATGCGTTTCCATCAATCTTGCCGCCTGTTGCTTCCAACATATCATCATATGCTTTACCACGTGCTTCTGCATTAGAAATAACTGCTCGTGTAAAACCATCCATTGCAGACATAGCATTTACACTAAACCGAAGCCATGGATGCTCACTTAATGCGTTTAGATTTTCAGCAAAATCTAACATAATTTCTGGACCAAACTCACCGTTCTCTGCTGCAGCATTTGCATACATCCTTAGAGTTTGAATAGTATCCTGATTTTTAAGTGCAATATCATCGCGAATAATATAGGGAACACTATTTGGATCAGCTGAAGCTTTGCGGAATACCATACCCATATGGTTGAAACCCTTTGAAAGGGTATCCATCACGGCACTGTATTGATACCAACCCCTACGCATTGTTTTCATGTCCATTCCAATTGCAGCACCAGCAAGGACTGCAACTGGTTTCTCAAGCAGCAACGCAGTAGTACTATATGCTGCTTTAAATGGAGTAGCAAAAGCAGAAAGAATAGAGTTGTAGTAGTTACCCCAGATGCCCTTCATAACTTCCGATGGGATCTCCGGTTGACCATCAATAAATGCTTTATTAATAAGTCCAAGTTTATTGGCGACCCAATTATTTAATTTGTACATTGAGTCAACATTACCATCCGTAAGCTCATTAACAAACATCAATGGCTTCAAGAACTCCGGGTTTTCTTTGCGGATGTTATTGAGGGTATCCCTGTAATCACGGGCTCTACGCACGGTGTCAGAAAGAGCATCACGTGCTTCCTCATGCATAGACTCAACAGCTGCTTTCCCATCTTTTGGATCAGCTTTTTTTACCGCACCCCATACCCGCATGTTTCGCAGGTTGCTACCACCAAGTTTGCTGGCAAGACCCTTCTCTGCAAACAAATATGTAAGTCGATCAATGATCTGTTCTTGTGCACGTTCAACAGCATCAGTACCATCAACTAGACGCATACCTTCTGCCATATCACTTACTTGTCCAGAAAGAGAATGTGCAAGGTATGCTTGTGCCTTCAAAGTATCAAGGTTGAAGTACTCGTCGGTATAAGCCTTCATTGCTTTAAAGACCCCTTGGTAACCAGATTTATTGAGAACCTTAATACCCTCCATTTCGTTTTTGTAGTCTTCCAAAATGGCACGCATGTTGGTTACATCCATGCGAGGATCTACAAGCACAGAGGCGAGGTTTTCACCTGCATCTTTGATCTGTTTACTTGACACATGTACCAACCCCTTGTAGGAGTAGTCACCACCTTCTTGAAGTGACTTTTTAATCATATTGATAAAGTCACGACGAACGATAGAGTTACCGTCTAGTCCATGCTTAAGGGCTGCTTCCGTAATGATGCTGCCCAAACGACCATAGCTAGTACCGATATTGTTTTGAATGCGAGCTGCATCTACAGCAGCACCATGAACACCATGGGGATCTACTGATCGAATAGCAGTTTCAGTTGGTTCAAAGACATCATGTACCCCTAGCATGGGTTGATCCAAAGTGGGATCCATGTAACTGTTGTATGAGCCAAGCTCCTCAAAAGCATCAGCACGTGCTTTAGCAGATTGCTCAACCGCTTCCTCAGACTTACCAAGAAGGACTAGCATTTCATTTCCAGTTTCTGCTTTGGACAACGCCTTTACATCAAGAGCTGGCTCTTCAAGTTTAGTTTTTGTTTTGTCCTTGAATTTTGCAGGGTCTTCCCAGAAGTTTTTAGCAGCTTCGTTTTTTGGAATAAACTTACCTTCAATACCCATCATCCCTTTGACGCCCCTAACAATAGTTGAGGCACCCAACAGAAGATCGGTAAAAGGTCCTAAAATAGCTCCTTCTTGAACACTCTTTGCTCGTTTAATATCTGGTGAATCAGAGTCTAAAGTAGCGATACTATTTGGAATCCACCAAAACAATTCGGGGCTAGCCTTCTTTAGCGCACCACTAAGATTATCACCTTCTTTGCTATTAATGTTGGTGTAATCAACACCAGCACCAACACCGGCAGATAAAGCAGTACTACCTAGCATTTGCACCAATGGGTCTTTGGCAAACGTTGGTAACTTTGCTGCTCCCACTGCAGAAGAAACACCACGACCAAGTAATACATTTGGTACCACAAACGATGCAATGTCTCTAAAAGCTTGAGCAATTGGATTTTTAAATTTAGGTAGACGTTTAATGTTACCATCAACGTCTAAAGGTATAAGGCCTGATCGGTTCTGTTGGTAAATGCTTTCCATTTCCCGACGCTTCGGGAAGGAATTAAGAACATCAATACCAAAATCCATAAGACCTGCAGCAGGTGATTGAAACAACTCCTTCCCTTGATTAACAAGATCAAGAGTCTTTTCCACTCCTTTTTGCATATCCTTAAGAGTGAGTCTCCGTTGTTCCTCCTGCTTTTTCTGTGGGTCTTTTTCAGCCGTAGCATCAACGACACCATCCTCAGAATTTTGTAGTTCTTGTTGGTTATTTTGAGTAGTAAGATCAGCAGCAGATTCAACGATCTCTGCTCGTTTTAGGTCTTCGGGGGAAAACCCCCCGACATTACCTAAAAGATCCTCGTAAGGATTATTTGTTTCCATATAGGTTTATTAGATAATTTGACCAGATTGCATCATCTGAAGTTGACGCTCATGCTTCAGTGCACGTTGGTAATAATTCAAAAGTACGTTATAACTTTTGACTGGTTGGTTGTAATAACTGCGTCCACTGAGTGTTGGTAGACTTGCCCACACTGGTGCTAACTTGTTTAACATAGTACGGTCAAGTGGTTTAGTTGAATCAACTTTGCGCTGCCGAATAAGTGTAAGTGCATACTTATCTTGCTGTTCTGGTGTCATAGCACCACCACCCAGCTCATCCCAGGTTCCGGGCATGAACTGATAAGCCCCTGCGGCGGCACTGGAATAACGATGGGTGTGGATCACCCGATTTGGATGTGGTCCGTTGTTATTAAAAGTACCACCACCAAATATAATACTGTAACCGTTGGCTCCATGTGTACCTTCAGCAAATCGAATAGTACGCAACAAGGCACGCTGTTCTGGAGACAATCCACGTGAAGCAATTGGGGAAGGACCAGTGTAAGATGTAGGGATTACACCATTAGGAGGATGTGGCAATTGGTCGTTATGGAGGATACCAAAACTTACTCTAGCTTTTTGGCGCGTAGTGGCTTTGGGATCAAGAAGTTTGCGCTTTACATTTTGTGGTAGCGTCTCTTTTGGAAGATCAAAGCTAAACGTTTTACCATACGCACCCAGCGCTCTTTGCAAAGCCTGAGTCCTACCATTCAAACCAAATTGATGAACTGCATAGTCAAGTAATTTGTTGTCGTAGGAACCAGTAGTCCGTAGTTGCTCTGCATTCTTCATTAACAGCTCTAACGAGCCAAACAAACCCTTTTGATCCATGGCGGCAGAACCATATTTCATAGCAGCTTTATTAATTGCATGAACTTCCGCACGTGCTTTTTGAATCAGGGCATCACGAGCTTGAACAGCTTGGGAATCAGATTGAGTAATCTTAGGAAAGTTTTTTAAGGGGCCTTGGAAGAACACACTGTTTTGATCCGTAGCTCCAGCTTTGATTTCATCCCTTACACGTTTAGCGGCCTCCATACCTGCAGATTGCAGATCCATTTGAGTCTGCAAAAGGTTAAGATATGAAATAAACCTATTAGCAGCTTCAGCTTTTACAGCACCACGATCCACAGTTTTGTTTGAATCTGGCCCAAGATTCATAACTGTATCAACTTCACCATGAACTTCTGAAATACGATCATTGATGCCAGCTTCTTTCCGTGTCTGTTCAATTGAAGTAACACGATTTAGGTTATTAAAATAAAACTGTGCATCTTCGCCAGCAATGTCCTTAAGTGTCTGCCTAGTTAAATCCAAACGTAAAGCCAAAGCATCAACTAAGTCTTGTTTGTATTTAAGTGTTTTTTGATCTCGGTTACGGCTAGTTGCAATGCTTAGGGCTGACGGCTCTGAACCATATTTGTCAATATACAATTGAACATTAGGTAAATTTTTAACAGCCTCTGGATCTAACAAACCATCTGGAGAACTCTTTGCAAGTTCCATCAATTCTTTTTGAATGGTTTTGTTAAGTGCATCCTGCTCCATGGCTTCAAGATTTTTTTGATTCCTGAAATCCTGCGCTTGATAATCATAAAAATATTGAATTAGCTCTGCACCTTTACTTGCGTGGTGACCAACGATCTTGGTACCGTCGTCATCCCAAAATACAAGTGCCTCACCTTTTGATCCTGTTTGACCTTGAATAGTCTGCTTCCCTAGTTCAATAATTTGTTGTATAGAGTTTATCTCACCCGTCCGAATCATACTTTTTAACAACTCCATACCCGATTTCCAAGCGCCATTAAGACCCTTTGGTTGCCACGAATTATTGTGCGGTTCAAGTACTGATTTTTCTGATTGTAAAAGTTGATTTAAATCTCTAGTTTGGCGAAATACAATTTCGTTTTCACGAGTATCTTTCTCTGAAAGTATCTTGTTGTTTTCGTCACGCCATTGTTTAATGATCTGTGCTTCTGCTTTTTGTACACCTGGCTCTAGGTATTTCTGTCGATATGCTGCAGGTAAATCACCAAACGCTTTCAGAGAGTCTCTGAACTCCGCCATAACTGCGAGAAATTCTGGTTCGTCGTTTGCGGGACGAGGAGCAGAACGATAGAAATCCCAAAAAGAGGGTAGGTATTTTTCACCAACTTTACTAAAAAGATACTGGTAAACTACGTCACGCTTATAACCACTAAGCTGTTTAACTTTGTGAATAATTCCGTAGTTTTGAGTGTTCTTAGAAAGCTCTGCTGCTTTTTCGTTGAGTTCTTGATCTCTCTGTTTTTTAGCTAGTTCTGCTAAATTAAGTTGATCAAGTTCCTCTCGATTTGTTTCGACAAATTTTAAGCCTTGATTTTTTTGATAATCAACGTACATCTCACCACCAATTTCAATGGCGGTGTCGAGAGTTTTAGAGAATGATCGAAGATCTGCTACTTGATTGGCTTGCGAAATCTTGTCTGTTAATTCGTCTATAGCTTGCTGGCGCTGCGTATAGTCTTGAAATTGATTAGCTCTATTTTGAAGAGACCGTAGTTCGGTCTCCATGTTGCGTCGTAACGCGGGAGTCGGATCAGGTACACTTGCAGGACTAGAGCCAGGTCCAATCGGTGTACCTTGATACGGTACTCTTGTTTTAAAAGACATTTATACTTTTAAGCGAATTTGCCCAGTGTTCTAATTACGTTGTTACCCCAGCCTTCTACACCACCATCAGGTACTGGTGAAAGGAATGTCGCTGCAACTTTTGCTGCTTCAAACCCTGCATCAAGGGAACGGGACCAGATACTACGCTGCTGTGGTGCGTTGAACTGAGATGCAATGTATGGTGAAGCTTCTTCCATCATTGGTGCTATAGAAACATTCGCGTACGACTGTTCATTAGCAATATTCCATTGATTGGTGATTGATTCAAGTGAACGCTGTAAGCCTTTGTAGCTACCGTAAATATTCTCATCCAGGATTGCACTTTGTCTTCCATATTCTCCAAGAGCTTGAATCGACTCTTTGCGTAATGCAGACCTGCTTGTGGAACCGCTTGCTGCTACTCGTCCTTCTGCTTCCATTAACTGCTGTGTCATCGCAGTTCCACTAAGCATTGCAGAAGCAACTGCATTGTTGAACTGAGTTTGAGCGTTGCTGTAGGCTTCTTGAGCAAACTGCTGGTTCCATTGCAGCTGCTGCTGGTGCATCTGCTTTTGAAGATTATAGATTTTTAAGTTGTAAGCATTTCGTTTGTTTGTTGCTTCAACTCCAAGACCATGCTGGATACGAGCAACTCGTTCACGTTCATCATATTGTTTCCTTGCCGCCGCCGTTTGTCGATCGTAATCAACACCAAATAGCGATTCAAGGCTTTGAACAAAACTCATTACTAACCTCGTCTATAGTATTTATTAGTTGCTCTTCCCTCCCAGGAAAGAGATAAGATATTTGCCGGTAGTGGAGAATCAGCAATAGCTTTAATGGTTACGTTTTTATTGCGTTGGTAAATGGGAACACTATTTTGATCCGACTTGGATATATTAAGTGCATCAAGTTTGTAGAGACCGGCATCAGTATTAGTGGTGGAGTATGTATAGGTATCTATACCATCGATATCGATATTAAATTTAAGTGGACCACTGGGACCAGTAAGTACATTAATACGTTGCAGGATTAGGTTGCTGTCAATATCTGTAGAGTCTTCACCGGTTTGCAAATAAAAAGTTGGCAGCTCGACTTCCATGTCATATCTGTAGCCAAAGATAACATCTCTACCAAGCAGGTTTCCGTTGAATTGGCACATCAAGTAGCCACCATTAGTATCATAGACATTAAATATCCGCTGTACAGAGACATCCTCTGATTCAGTAGCCGGGTGTTGAACAGCCCCTTGAACAGTGTTAATCCCTCCAGCAGATACATATGTAGTTGTATTTGTTAGAGACTTACCATCAGCTGTATCTAATACAACTGCGTACATTTTAAGATGGGGATCCTCGTGAGCACTTGTATACGGTAAATAAAATTTGGTAAAAACGTTACCATCGTAGTACGCTTTAGGACTTACGGTCCACATATCTAGGCATGGATCAAACTTTAACCCATCTGGACCAGTAACTAATCCGTTTTGGTTCTGTTGATTCAACTCAAAGCTGGTAAGATAAAATCTATTTTTATCTTCAACTAAATTTTGCTGAAAAACTAAGCAGTACAATTTAGAGTTATCAAAAAATTGATAAACTAATTTACCGGGCAATTTCCACTTATACCAAGAGGTTGCCAGTTCTTTATCACCAACTCTAAGGAATCGATATTGGTATAAAGTATCCGTAAAGGTTTGACCTATACTAATAACTGATTTGGAATTAGATACCGTAATACTATCAACCGTTGAAGGAACTAGCTCTGGTGCAATATTCGTAAGTTCCAGTACAGAGGGAGCCTGCTGGGTACTGAGGTTTAGGTATTCGTATAGTGAAAGATAACCACCAGTTTTAGAGACAAAGATACTTGACGTTCCCATTGTTAACGCCTCCATCCTTGTATCTACTTCGTACTTACTAATAGTGTTAATTGCTGCAGTATCTGGTGCAAGGATGTCGTTACCTACATTAAGTATGAACTGCTCATTTGTACCAAACAACAACAAACCCGCTGCCGTAGGCACGACATAGGAAAGGTCTGTAGGCTGCGTAGAAACGGCTGTAACGTCGATTGGATCGTCATCACCCACTGCCATAGCCGACTTGTTCCAGAAGTCCTCCAGGCGGTTTGCACGGGTCATACAGACGTTGGATCCACTAAGGACACCAAAGCGGTTCCGGTAAAAGAACATGCCGTTAATTGTTTTACCAACAAAAGAGGGGTCTGGGTTTGTCGTCTCGTCACCTACACGACGATCTTCCCACTCAATTGGTGTAAGTTTAAAATGACCAGATACTGGATCACGTACAAGTTTATGCGGTAGTGTCTTGTTGTTTAGTTTGTATTTAATTCCTGGTGCTACACATTCAACCCACGAACCTTCTCCCATTGTTCCGATGGGTTCAGTTGGATATTGATTTGTATCATCCCAATCTGTAATCTCAAACCTGACCCACATATCATCGATATCAATTGAATCAATGTTTGATACTTTTACCTTGTAACCATGTGGTGCATAAAGTGGAAGAGAAGTTACTGCACGTACATCGTGTTCAACGTGGCGAATTGCATCATCCTGGGGACCAACGACTTCAATCTTGTCAATCGTAACTCCAGATGCTGGGGTAATCTTGTATACATTCTCGTAGCGTTCAACCACTAAATACGAGTTATTATTAACATCAGTGACATATAAATGACCACCACTAATATTACCATTAGTATCGAACGTAGCTATATTATTATAAAGCGCATCCAACGTTGCACCAGAAACTTGACCAGCTGTACTGGGAATTGAAAAGCTTCCGTTTGAATCGGTTCCGGTAATATTAATTGTGTAGTTAGTACTTGGAACAAATACATCCAACACAACAAGATGAGAAGTAGCATCACCCTCGCCAGAAAGAGTACTATCCATCTCCACTACTTTCTCTTTATTGAGAACGTAGGTAACATCGTTATCCGTAAGGAACTCAATGTTGTTTACATCCTGCAACCCACTAAAGTAACTATTATTCCAAGTGTTAACTGGGTTGGGATCAAGGTAAGTGCTCGGATGATAAACAGTATCTAGCAGAGCATTGTTAAGCTCCTTAGCCTCATCTATATAATTTTTGTATTCAGGATGTGTACTGGAGTTAAATATGTCCCTCCATGTAATAGCCAGCGTACTAAAAACAGGAACACTATCAGCAGAGCTGTTATCAGCTGTAGGTTCTATAATTTCATAAACCTTGTAACCCTGCACTGCCAATTGCGGAACATCATCGGTACGCTCGTTACCAATTGAATATCCAGTAGTTGATGTTAAAGACTGACCATTTCTATAATAAATGTAGTCACCAGAAATTTCCACAACACCATCATAAACGGATGAATAAATATCTCCGTAATCGTAGGTGTTTGAAATTTTAAAATAAGAACGATCTTCTGGTAAATTAAAAGTGTTATAGCAATATTCTTGGCAATCAACAATGTAGTCATCAATTTCAGCTGTAAAATCTGACAGTGATTCTTCTGCAGATCTAACATACGATGGGGAGGTAGTACCAGTCCATGCAATTAACGCATCGTCTCGTAAACCTTCAAGAGTTGAATTACCATCAACAAGTCCACTCAAATCTACAAACATAACAAGCCCATCTCTGAGCCGCCAAATTTTTAAGCGAGGAACTGTGACATTGGTTGTTGTAGTATCGATATAAAATTGACCGATATACTTTTCGTTTTCGTCACGATTTATATGAAACCATTTACCCGTAGGTTTATTTAAAATTACGGTGTCTTGTGTATACTCTTCTAGCCCTGCATCGTAAAATTCATTTTCGTATTTAGCACCGGGACGCTTGATCAATCCAAGAGAGAACTCTGGATAACCATTTACTAGATCTCTTACTTGACCCGGTACTTTTTTCTCATCTGGTTGTTGACTAATACCACCAAATAGATTGGGTATTTTTTGAGAGATTGCTGTCATCGAGTAAGCGTGGTAAACGGTTGGTAGCTAGTGTAGTAATTATCTTCCTCTCGGAATCCAAACATAGAGTAGTCACCCTGTTGTGTTTCGTACTCCATAAGTGCAACTCTGGTTTGCAACTCTTGTTCTTGCAACAGCTGAAAGATTTCAGAGTCACCAATAAGTTTTACCGAAACAATACGTGCTGCACGTGCGACAACATAGGACTGGACAATAGGAGGAAGGTCTGCATAAGCAATTAACCAAACAATATCTACAACGAGATCTTCATCAAAGACATTGGTATGCTTATACATATCGTAGAGATACCCCTGCCTGCGTACAATATTATATTTGTCGTTGTACTTTTGTACATTTGCATCTACTGAAAGAGCAGAGGCTGGTACTTTAATTTTATTGTTATTATCCCGAGCAAGCTCTACGTGACGTTCGGTATTAAAGGTCCAACTCTCTGATTGCACTTGTTTGTTTACTTCTCGAAGCGTAGAAAGTACGATATACACTTCTGGGTTTTGCATATCCAAAGTGGAGACAGGTGCCTGTCCCACACTGCTAAGTATTTGATTTACAGCATCCAGTTCAGTGGACACAGCATTTGTAGGATTAGACATATCTCTCAATTTGGAATAAAAAAAGGGGACCCCCGTAATGGAGATCCCCCTTTGAAAAACGTGTGAATTAAATCAGACAGCGTGGATGTCAGTTTGCAGTACACCAGCAGTTTCCAGGAGACCGCCAGCACCCTTGAGGGTTGCAGCAGAATCACTGGTAGCCAGCAGTGCAACAGCACCAGCGGGGTTCAGAGTGCCTGCACCCATGGCAACCTTGCCGACGATCAGGTCACCCTGATACATCACCCGAACATCACCACTCGTGGTTTCCACGGTAGGACCAACTGCTTCAACACAGCCCACGGAATCCTTGTGGAAGATAAGACCACAAGCGACGTTTTCGGACTTGGCTTCGTAGTTGTTGTTTTCACCATTAGCAGCAGTGTGAGCAAACTTGCCAAGACCAACGTTGTTAGACTTGACGATGCGGATGCCAGCAATGCTGTACACACCTTCACCGGATTGAATGGCAGTACCCTGCACATCGCGATTGATGGGATGAATAATGTTATTACTTACGGTGGTAATCAGGTTGTAGTAAGCTTCAGGAGGCAGCACGGCAACACGGCCATCGGAAGGAATGTTCTTCTCATCGAAGATAGTTGCAGCCTTAAAGAAGGCGTTGACCATCTTAGCAGCGTCGGTTTCATTACCAGAACCAACGGTAATGATGTTACCACCGGTTTGACCGGAAACTGCAGTGGACTCACCTTTGCCTTTAATAGGACCTTCTTCAGCAGCGCGAAGAGCAGTCTTGAAGATGTTCTGGTCGTAGCGGTTGGCAAGCGCATATGCAATCTTGCGGGCAATTTCACCACGCAGATCGTAGTGTGCAAACACTTCCTCAAGGTTGTTAACGAAGCTGGAAGCAATCAAAAGATCATCACAAATGATAGTCTTTTCAGCAACATCCAAACCGTTGGAAGTAGAACCACCCTCGGTCGTAGTACCCAGAATCTGAGTACCGGGAGTGTGGTAATGAGCTTGCAGATCACCAGTGAAGATGAACTGCATTGACTTGCCGTTACGCAGGGTACGGCGAGTTACAAGATCACGAGCAATAGTTGCGTTCTGATAAGCCTTGAACAGCTCACCGCTGAACAGTTTTAGATAAGTAGCGTACTTATTACTAAGATTGATGGTACCGTCATCAAGGCGAGGAAACGCACCAGTACCAAGAGCTGGAGCGGTTGAAGAACCGTAACTCCAGGTATTCATGTCAGCCATTGTAATTAAAAAAAGAGATAAGGATTTACATTATCTCAAAGCGCTTTGAGTTATTTAGTTGTTATATTTTTTGTGGTCTATCCCACCGTCATGACGGCAGCAAGGTGTCCTCGTAAGGGCTTGTTGCCAATGGACAAGGGGTCCGACTCTGAGGTGCCCCTTGAACTATTTATTACCCAATTGATGGGGCAATATGTGTTGCAAGATCTAGCGGGAAGTTGTGAGCATTGCGCTCGTGCATTACTTCCATACCAAGACCAGCTCGATTTAGGATGTCCGCCCAGGTGTTAACAACACGTCCTTCGCTTTCGACAATACTCTGGTTAAAATTGAAACCATTAAGATTGAAAGCCATGGTCGAAACGCCCAAAGCAGCAAACCAAATACCAACAACGGGCCAAGCAGCAAGAAAGAAATGAAGGCTACGGCTATTGTTGAATGAAGCGTATTGGAAAATGAGTCTACCAAAGTATCCATGTGCGGCTACAATGTTGTAAGTTTCCTCCTCTTGACCAAACTTATAACCATAGTTATGGCTTTCGTTTTCAGTCGTTTCACGAACAAGACTGGATGTGACAAGGCTGCCGTGCATCGCACTAAAAAGACTGCCACCAAATACACCCGCCACGCCAAGCATGTGGAAGGGGTGCATGAGGATGTTGTGCTCCGCTTGGAACACGAGCATGTAATTAAAAGTTCCCGAGATACCCAACGGCATTCCGTCAGAGAAGGAACCTTGACCAAAAGGATACACAAGGAATACGGCTGTTGCAGCCGCGACTGGAGCAGAATAGGCAACACAAATCCAGGGCCTCATCCCTAGTCGATAACTAAGTTCCCATTCCCGTCCCATGTAAGTGAAGACACCGATAAGGAAATGGAAGACGGTAAGCTGATAGGGTCCGCCGTTGTATAGCCATTCGCTAAGCGAACCAGCTTCCCAGATGGGGTATAAGTGCAACCCAATGGCATTGCTACTTGGGACAACAGCGCCGGAGATGATGTTGTTGCCGTACAAGAGTGAGCCGGCGACTGGTTCACGAATGCCATCGATGTCTACAGGTGGTGCGGCAATGAATGCCAGGATAAATGCGGTTGTAGCCGTGATAAGACACGGGATCATTAGAGCACCGAAATGCCCTACATAAATACGATTGTCGGTAGAGGTCACCCAGTTGAGATACGAATCCCACAGTGATGACCGCCGTTGACTAGAGGTTGTTGCAATAGCGGTCATTGATTATTGAATTAATTGATGATTGTGTAAGTTACAGGAGCAACGCCTCGGTTAACAATACCAATGCGTTCAGCAGTTCCTCGGGAAAGGTCGATGTCCCTTCCATAAATAAAAGGTCCGCGATCATTAATCCTTACTGTTTCGCAGAGATCCCTGTTGCATACTTTGACGCGAGTCCCGAAGGGCAGGGTTTTGTGTGCAGCAGTTGAACCCCACTGGTTAAAGACTTCACCATTAGCGGTAATTTTACCGTGATAGCCAGGTCCATACCAAGAAGCGGTCCAGATAGCAGCAGAAGCAATAAGTGTAGATAGCATAATAAAATAAAATACAGAACTTAGATAACATCTAAGCAACGGTTGAAATAGTTTTGTCGATCTTCAAGACCGTTATAACCGCCGTTAACCTTAAGAGTGACTTGTTTAACTGTTGGGTGTGTGTCGCACAATTCATTCATGTTGTTATCTTTCCACCAGAAGCCAGCAGATGTAAACGGATATACTTCCGCTACATAACTACAACCATCCATTACTTTCTGATCACCGAGGTAATCAGCAAAACGTTGGTAGTTTTCTCTTCCAGTGAGCTGGATATAGCCGGCACCTTTGAAGCGGGGGCCATCACCAGTCTTTTTATTGCCAAGATCCCACCTACCTTCAAGATAGGAACCATCCGACAATTCTTTTTTCCAACGACCACCGCCGGATTCATGAGCAGTTTGTGCTAAGAAATGACAAATCCGCAGTGGTGTGGTAATTTTAAATTCCTCAAGACAACTATTTAACTCATCGACTTCTTTGGGTTTGATAAGACTTTCGTCGCAATCCCAGACGTGTGCCAATTGGGAAATAGTTACAAAGGCAGTAGGTGTAATTTTTTTTCTATACAACTTACCAAATTCATCTAGTACTTCTTGGGTAAGTTTGCTTTGCAAGTACTCCCACGCTTGACGTTGATGTTCTAGCCCACCGTAATAGACGGCGGCATCGGTAAGTTTAATAGTCATTAGAATACACCAGGAATCAGTTGACCAGTAGTGGCATAAGCACCAATGGCAGCAATTACGCCTAGCATTGCCAAACGTCCGTTAAGCATCTCTGCGCGTTCGTTATGTGATTGAAGATAGTTGGGGTCCATATACATTTGGGGTTCTTTAGGGTAGATATTTTGACGGTTACCGTCTTCAGTAATAGTTGTCATTAAAATTGAAGTTCAGGAGACATCTCAAGCTTGCTCATTACATCCATTCGATATGCCGGATCACTGTCATATCGGGGATCATTCATTGCAGCAATTAATTCAGCTTGACTACGGAATACATTGGACGTTGAAGATGCTGGAGTTTTACCTTGAATGGTTCGACCTTCAACACCATTTGCATCTTGATATGCACTAATAAGTCCACGCAACGCAAGGTTAATAGATGCCATATTGGCAGAGTCAATCGCAGCATCGTAAGCAGCGATTTCTTCGGGTTGTAGATATTGAGAAGCCCATTGCATCATTTGTGCATACTGCTCTTCACCTCCTACAGCGTTATAAATAGTGTTAACTTGATCCTCACTGAGATCGCTGTCGTTTGAATTATCCTGCCCCTTTAACTCTTGATAGGCTTCAGCAAGAGCCTCTACTGTGAGCCCCTCCAAGGCATCTTTATCACCTTGTTGGTACCGCTCCAGCAGATCTGCTGTTGAAGGGGGTTGTGGCTCCTCCTGGGGGCTTTCTACGGGCTGCTGTTGTTCGGGTGAGCCCAGCTTCCCTTGTAACTCAAGATATGCTTTTTCAAGTTCCTCAGCATTCCTGTACTTACCAGCGAGGAGTTGCTCTTGTTCTCGTGCAAGTTCTTCGCCAATGCGAAGTGAGTCCGCTTCGTCAGCAGCACGCTGATCTGTAACTTCTGCGGGCTCACTTGCATCATGTCTCATTGTGTCCGGCATCTTTAATAGGTGGGGTTTTAAATGGATTTATTTTTGGAAAATCAAACTTTTTCTTTTGATTAATTAAATTACTATACGGGTCAAAACTGTTGTTGACCGGCTTCTCCGGGGGCTTCCGGCGGGACTTGTTCGGCATCTAACATAGGGGGAGCGTTTACATTCTTTGTTGGATCAGCTTGTGGAGACCTAGCAAAGGCACTTGCTTGCTTGGTAAGTTCCATTTGCTGCTGTTGTTCCATTGCTGCTTGTGCTTCTTGCGCACGTTCTTCCATGCTCTTAACAAGGTTAAGTACATCGATACCTTGAGCAGCAGCAAGACGTTTGATAGCTTCATCAGGATTGATGTATTGCATCAACGCCTCAGGCCCGAGTGTCTGAGCAATAGTAGTAATGAATGCAGTTAGTGATTCCCGGTCTTGTCCCCTACCAAGTGCATTGATACCAGCAACAATTACTGGCTTCACTAGGTTTTTAGGAATGCGTGGCAGCTCACCGCTGCGCTGCAAGACCAACAGCTTACGATTCAAATACGGAACCAGGAACTCAACCGTCAACAGGCTGAACAGCCCACCGAGTTGTTGTTCCAATTCCATTTGTGTAAGACGTACCTCTTCTGCAGTGGTGCGCTCACTTTGTCGTACCGTAAGTACAAGGAACCCTTCTGCAAGGCGACGCTCCAGAGTCTGCATCTGCTGCATTGCAGTAGCAAAGTCTGCAGTCTTGCCAACTTGAACGACACCAATATCATCTGGTCGTCCTTGAACAATCGCACCGTTGCTTGCTTGAGCCAGTGTCTTTGGTTTGGTAGTACTAGATGGAGACACAGTAAAGACAACTTTCGCTGCTACTGCACTACCCTCTACCATTGCTTGCGAGAGACCCTCTAGTGATTTAAGGTCACCAAAGAACTCTTCAACACGCCCTCGTCCATAGTTCTCACCGTCGATTGAATTGAACCGGAGCACAATCCAAGGTGATGCATCAGCAGGTGCTTTACTTTCGGACCCCTTGATAACTTGATCGTAGCATTCCTGGTACCATATCCAACGATTACCGTCGCGTTTGACGTGGGTATAAATAGCTACTTCATTCTCTTCTGCTGCTCCGTCGTGCATGTAATCCTTAGGTTGTACATGCTCTTTTGGTAGTAGTGTTTTGTGGATCAGTTCTTTGGTAACAATCTCAACGACGTTACCGTTCCCATCTCTGTCTACAACATAGCGGTTCAATGGGTAGTGCTTGATCCCTTCCTTGCTCATGTAAAGCAGTGCGTTACCACCAACCACAAGGTGCTTGATAGCTTGGTGCACAGTGACTCGATCACTTGATGCAGCAATACTATCCATTACCATACGCTCGATCTTTGCAAAGCTAAGATCCAATTCGGATCGAATCTCTGCCGGCAGCTCGGTACCAAGTTTGTCGTCCCTTACTTGTAGTTTAAAGAACGTTGTCTGTGGAGGTAGCAATGCAAGCATCAGCTTACTTGCTAGTGTCACCACACATTTGGCACCTACCGATTGCCACGGCGTGATAATGTTTTTGTATGTGATCCGTGTCTCGTCACGTTGAATGAGATATGGAAGGGTCAGCTCAGAGCATTGAACAGCCATGTCTAGAAACTGATGACGGTATTTAGTCAGGAGTTCATACCTAGATCGTGCTGTCATAATTAACTAATTCTAAGTCCGGTGTAACCAACTGCACCCGCTTGGAGTGGTTGGACGTTTGCTGTACGACCAATCCGAAGATTGTCTTTTGATTTATTTTTAATTTTATTGTTACGCTTTACACCCATTGTTTGTGTTTTTGAAATGCGTAACGGTGGCTTAGGGGCAGCTTGTACCGGTGGTGGGGTTGGAGGTGCAGGCGGTGGAGGAGGTGCCGGTTGGTAGTTTTTAATCATGTACCGCAGCTGGTTTGCATTCTGTGCGGTAGCTACGTGTGCATGGGACATCCCCATAGCAAGTGCAACATTCCTTAGATGTTGTGCTGACATTTAATTTTCCTCGTTTAGTTTATCAATAAACCACTCAACTACGGATCGTTGCCCAGCTTTATACATAAGTACCTGCATTGAATCCGAAGGAGATGGGTTGAACGGGGGGAAGTTTTCCTCCATTTCTGTTATGATTTGTTTGGTTGTAAAGCCAAACGTTTCAAGCGTATTGAGGGAGATTGACATTATTATGTTCAAAAAATGCCGGCATACGTGCACGGCGTGTTTCTAAAAGACCTTCAGCTTTACCTGCGTACATAAGACTGTCGCTTTGATCCAGCCAAAATTTTTTGTCCAAATATTTGTCCTGAGTATTACTACCTAGTGGTTGAAGGATCCAGTTGATAGTTGCCTTGCGGAGTTTATCAAGAGAAGGACTGATACTAAGCCCCAGCTCCCGAGCAACCAGACTATTGACCGCCACGTGAACTTGTTCATCTCTGCTTATGTCCGCACTGACTGTTCGCATTGCAGCATCACCGTTAAATCTGAAGAACGGGAGGAGCACAAAGAAAATTGCACGTTCGGCAACCATTGCTTTGAGGATTGTGTGATCAGGATGAGCAGTCCAGGCGTCGCGGAGTCGTAGCGCTTCGGCTTCAGCTTTTTCATCAACCCCGAAAGCATCGGAGATATAACCGAGAGCAATGTCGTGCTTCTCCTCGTCTTTAACGTTGGATAGGAGTAGATCACGCGCCGCTTCAGGGACATCATTTTTGAGAGCATCTTTAATAAAATCACCAACTGGTAGTTCCATGTGCCGAATAGCCAGGGCACGGCGGAGGGTCTCTTCTGCACCCTCCTTTACGGCACCCGCCGTACATTTAACGGGTGTCCAGGTACGTTTACGATTAAAAAGTTTTTGATAGGGGTTCATTCGCCGCAATTACAATCAGGAACAGGATCATTAAGAAGTTGCTCCAGGTATGTATCGACATCTGCTTCATCAAGAGCAGCGTAAACATCGCTCTTGTCTTGAGTGTCTCCCATTACCTGCAAGCTATAGTAAAGGGAAGTTTGCGGAGATGCTAACCACTCTTCAACGAACGCATTGTCGTAGGTTACAACGTCACTCCAAGAGTTAAAGCTGTATCCGTGAAGAAGTCCCGTATTATCGAGTAGTTTTACAATACCATTAACTACTCGTAGATAATCTGCCCAGCCAACTTCGGATGCAATTTCTACATCACCGTAGTCAAACGACTGGACTCCAAAAGTACCGCTGTCACGATCTACGTGACGAGCAATGGGGGGAGCAAGTTCGGGGGTAGTAGTAAAGCCATCAGCATCCTTGTACCGATAGCTGCAGGAGGCCGTAGGAGCCACTGCAAAAGCACGGACCATGCCATTGTTCCGGGCGACCGTTGCAGCCGCCTCTATGGCCTCCTCAAGCATGTCTGCGAGGGCGTATCCAGCACTAGCGCTCAGCCTGCCGTTCAATACATCCTCTAATCCCTGGCCAAACTCTTTGTAGGTAATTTTGTACCGACGAAGCAAGTTTGCAAGACCAAGCATCCCAAGACCAACTTGGCGGTCCTCTACTGGGCTCAGGTACTCACCACTTTCATCGACATTTGTTTTACCGTGCAGATCGCACAGCTGTGTCATACCTTCAACAAATGCAGACTTAAGGTCACCCGCATCACAGGCACCTAAGTTGATATGTTGTAGCAAGCAAGTCCCGCGAGAAGGAAGATAAACTTCGAGACATACATTGCCGTACACACGCTCACCATTTTGGTACTTAACTTTGTTCAGCCAAATATCTCCACGACGAATACCGTCTAGGAGTTGTGGTTTGAATGTACATTTATCCCACCACTCTTCGGTGATGTTGATGCATCGTTTAACCCAGGGAAGTTCGGAACGTGGTGCCTCAATAAACTCCAACGCATCCTTGTGCTGGAGATCGAGGTGACACACCACAGCTCCGTTCTTGTACACTCCGCCGCGACGGAGTACTTCATTGAGGGTTGAATAGATTTTTGCAAAGGACACGGGACCACTTGCTACGAGTCCCTTGTCGTTTTCTGTACCTTGGGGGCGCAGCTTTGAAAGGTGGACGGCGCAACCTGCACCAAATCGCAGTGCATGGCTTACAAAGCGCCAGCTGGCTTCAATACCATTCGGACCTTCAATACTATCTTCTACAACAAACACCGTGCATGACACGGGCAATCGAGAGGTGGGGTCATCGATCCAGGATTGAACTCGGCCAGTGCGAGCAATAAGATCAGTAATTGACATCGACTAAATCAGACAATACGGGGGGTTTGTAATTAGGACCTTTAAGGACCTTTCCATCTTCTCGGCGGATTGGTTTACCATCTTCGCCAAGCTTGGACATATTTGATTCATGGACACGGGCCATTGCTGTATCAAGATCCCATTCCATGTTTTCTGCATATTGAAAACAAACGTACACAAGATCTGCAAGTTCTTTTAAAACATCTTCTGCAGTCTTATACCGAACTGCATCAAGAACTTCAGCGTACTCTTCAGCGATCAAAGTCAACTGTGTAGCTTGATTCACGGGGTTGTTTTTTATCCCGTACGCTTGACGAAACTCGATCGCCTGTGCTTGTAGTGTTTGCATTCAACTCATTTTGTAGGTAGTGGATAGCCTTTTGCAGGTCTTTAATGTATGCAGTTTGTAGGGACTGTTGGTCGTACCCTTTGTAACCTGCGCGGCATATGTATTTAATGGCGCACCCTAGGTGGTAGTTGAGTCTTTGGTCTCGAATAAAATCCCAAACTTCGATTTTCCCTCGGGTGTAGTAGGTGGGACTGTCGGCCATTGTTTAACTAAATTTGATACTGTATTGGAGAGGACAAAGCATTGATGTTGCAATGCTATGAATACGGTAATAATATCTTCTTTCTTTGCCTCTGGTTTTTCTAAAACATCTTGAATTTGACGCAGCTTAAATTGCTGCTCCATCGTCAAGTTTGTAACCGGGGGAGGGGGTCCAATAGGCGATGGTCCCTGTTTCTTCGTCATAGTTTTCGGTGTGTAAGATCTTGGCAAGACGAGCATTCATAAGAGCATCATCTTCCGTAAGACCCTTGGATTCGTAGGCTTTAACAACTGTCTCCCAACTCCAACCGTTTTTATCTAGCAATGTGATCGCACGTTTTACACCAATTGTCGGTATTCCGCCGTAACCATCTGTTTGGTCACCAGCCATTGATTGAACAAGGTGCCATCGATCTGCTTCATTAGGTGTGATTGTGATAACAGGATCCGTAAGGTTAAAGAGATCACCGGGGATCTGGCGCATATCTTTATCTGGACTTACAACTACATTCCCTGGAAATTTTGTGGCATAAATACCAATGGCATCATCTGCTTCAAGAGACGGGTATTTAATTACCTGAAAGTCTTCTTTAAGCGCATTGATGACTCGCTTGTATCCACAGGGCTTTTTGCGGTTACGCTGTCCCTTATACGCTGAATATAGCAACTTACGGAAGTTGCGACTATCAGAAAAGAAAAGGATGCTATCATCAAAACATCCAAGGCATTCAGCGATTCCATAGAGTTCATTGAGTACGGCTTCATAGGCGTCGCTGAAGTTTGAAGTGACGACGATAACATCGTCTCCGTAATCAATTTCGGTTTCGTTTGCTGCACAGGCTTTATATACAATGTAGTCGGCATCAATTAGTAGACTCATTTACCTTGCCCCCGCAGCAGTTTCCTACCGTGCGAGGGTTTGGAGCGTCTACCGTTACCTTGTGCCGTATGTTTGAATTTAGCTTTTGATTCAAACTCTTTTTTGGTAGGTGATTTTTTTACTTTCATTAATGGGTGTCGTTCCAGGTGGGTCCACTTCCAGCTTCCGCTGCAATGGGGATTCGTAAGTTGTAGTATTCACCAGCTGCTGCTGCAGATAATTCAAGTGTAAACTTGAGATCATCAACATGATGGTGGTGACTTTCATATTGAAGTTCGTCGTGTATAAATGCAAGTTGATGTGCATCTAATTTGCATTGTTTAACTGTATCGTTTGCTATTACAAGCCATCGCTTTGCGATAGTACCAGCCCCACTTTGCAAGCAGTAATTCAGCGCTTTATGGGGGCTGTCAACAAGGATCTTGCGTCCATCAATGCTGCGTATAAAGCCACGCTCAGCAGCTTTAGTGACAGCTTTAAGCAGCTCAGCCAGACCTGGGATAGCATCAATATAAGCAGCACGTATTTCCTTACCCTTTTTCTGGGCTTTGGATGTTGAAAGTTGTTTGTCATAACTATGACCTATCTTGACATCTCCAGCTCCGTACAAAAAGGCATAGCTAATTGTTTTGACTAATTTTCTAGAGACACCTATTTTATCGGCATTTGTTTGGTGGATGTCTCCGTTGAGGAGGATGTCGGCATACCTACCTTCATCATACCTACCCAAATAATGGGCAAGCATCCTAAGCTCAATACCACTAAGGTCGGCGCCCACCATGGTAAGTCCCGGCGAAGCTCTAAATAGTTTCCTAAAGTTTTCATCACTTGGCGTTTGGGCAAGGTTTGGGTTTCTGTGTGCACAACGGTGCGTGTTAGTAGCAACGCTACAATGGTGGTGAATGCGATTAAATTTCGTACATAATTTCAGCCATGCATTCGCACCTTCGGAGATCATCCCCAGGCTCTTTGTGATCTCCAGCATTCTCAGGAATTGCTGGGCAATCTCTATCCCATTCGTCACGCAATCTTTCAAGACTGGTTCGTCGATCACTGGTTTCCCAGTTGTCGTCAGTAAGGTCGGCGTCCAGCCATAAAATGTCGTCAGGATCCATGCAATGTGGTCTCGTGATGTTGGATTAAAGTCCTTAAGTTTTACAAACTCTGCTCCTGCAACGTAACCTTTGGTTCGATTAGATCGCTTAGGATTGAAAGCTTCTCCGGGTACGAAAGGGTGCCGGTCGAGTAATAACTCAGTAATGCCCTCAAGCTCACTTCGGAGAGTTGATGCAAGTTGCCATGCAGCATTTTTGTCAAAGTACCATCCATGTAGTTCTTGTTCGGTTAGAATTTGTGCAACTCGGGTCTCTAATTTGACCCATTCAGGTATTTCTGGAAATACATCCATAGTTTTTTAGTCACTGCAACGTCTTGCATCATGTAATCCTGCATTTCCTGTGACCAATCCGACCAATCGGTTTCCTTTCCAAAGGTTCCTTTGTAAGTACCGAGTCGATAACCATATGCCTCAAGGCTGTGCCTGCCGTATAACTTCTCTGGCATCCCATTGAACCTTCGCTGTCTATCTATATCCAAAAGGTTAGTTTTGTACAATCTAGATAACAGCAAAGTATCTACTACACCACTTGTCTTTTGAAAGAACGGGTAAAGTGAGTGAATAGCTGGGATGTCAAAGTTAATGATGTTATGACCAACGACATGGCACGCCTCTTCAAGCATGGCTATCGCCCGAGTAATTGGTTCACCACCGACATCATTGAATGCATGATTTTCCTGGGTATCAAGATTATGGATGCCAATACAATGGATTGTGGTAAGGTCATGCAGTAGTCCGTTTGTTTCTATGTCAAATACAAGATTCACTTGTGATCCCAGACATACGTTTTGTCTTTGAATTGAGCACGTTCAACCATCTCTGGGGTAGGTGGTTTCGGTTTAAAAATCTCCTTCGTTGTCAAAGTACTGTTCTGCTGGTTTTTCATAGAATTTACATTTATCTAAATCGTATTTAAGTGTGCAGGCGATACCAGTTTCGCCAGAGTATCTATTTTTGAGGACTCTAACAGTTGTAATAGAGTCATTAGATCCACTCTGTTGATTCCTTTCGAGAGCGATAACTCCGTCAGAAAGTTGTGCAATCGCTGCACTTCCTCTAAGTTGTCCAAGCGTAACTCGTGCACCTTCTTCGTGTCCTTGATCGTTCATTGCGCGCCTTAGGTGGGACACCAGGAACAATGAGATACCCGTACGCTCAACAAGGCTGCGAAGCTTTGTCATTGTTGTATCTATCATTCGACGCTCATCGCCATCAAGTCCACTTAAAAGGATTGAAAGGTGATCAAGGAAAATTACCTTTGTGTCGAGCCCCTGTGCAAGATATTCGATTCTGTTGTATATAAGGTCTGGATCATAGGAGCCAAAGCCATCGAATAAGAACAAATTCCAATTAGCAATAGTGTCGTCGTAAATCTGCGTAAGCTCTTTGACACTATGTTCTCCAATGTGTAGTGATTTACCAGCTGCAACACTCATCAAGCCGAGTGCAGTCCGTCTATTCGATTCTTCAAGAGCCAAATAGCCGACCCGTTCTCCGCTCTGTAGAAGTGAAGCTGCAAGCTCCCTGCAGAAAGATGACTTGCCGACACCAGATCCTGCAGTGATTGTGATAAGTTCTCCGTATCTAATACCGTGTAATAAGGCTTGAAGGCCGACGAAGGGGTAGTCATGATCGTTTGGTGGGTTTGGTGTAGTTACAATTGACAGCAGGGATTTTGCGTCAATAATGCCATCCGGGCGGTGTGCTTTTGCGTTCCACACTGCTTGACGAATAGCCTCTGCATCACCTGCTTGTAGCGCATCACTAGCGTCTTTATACTTGTGGTCAAGATTCGCTATAAATACCTTTCCGGGTGGAAGGATTGCCGCAACCTCTTCAGTTGCTTGTTTACCAGCGTCGTCGTTATCAAAGAAAAGGACAATCTCATCCCAGCCTTGTAACCAGCTGAGTTGTTTTTGGATTGACTTCTTTGCTGAAGCTGCGCCACTTGGAAGGCTTACGTGCTGCCACGTCGGCATTGCAACCATTACACTGGCGGCATCAAGCTCACCCTCTGTAATTACAAGACGAACACCCTTGGAAGCAAACAAGTGCTGGCCAAACAAGGTACCGGGAACCTTCCCTTCGTATTTAAAGTCTTTGTCTTTGGTCTTTGTTTTACAACCAACAACACGTCCGCCCTCATCACAGTAATAAAACCGCAGAAGATCACCGTCCCTATGTATCTTGTACTGACGACACACTTCTGCGGATAATTTACGTTTTACTAACCGTACTGGTTCTCCTTGAATTTGGATGTTGTGATTAGTTGGCATTGAGTCGTGATCTTCTCCATGTGTGTAGGTGTGGCACGAAAAGCAATAGGAATGACCATCGCTGTACAAAGAGTTAGCGTCACTACTGCCACAAACGTCACAGGGTTCATGCCTTAGAAATTCAGAAGTTAACTCAACCATTCGATTGGAATGGCGTGATAGTGAGCCCAGAGAAATCCATTCTTCTCTGCCCATTTAGCGTATGAGGTTTTAGATCCTTTGTATATTTTGTTGTAGGGGGCTTGGAATACAAATCGAATGTCAAGCTCTGGATTTTGTCTCTTGACAGCGATCATCTTCCGCCGGTCCTCGGGTCCAAGGTGACCCTTAGCTTCTAAAAAGACGCCGTTGGGCAGCAGAAAATCTGGTGTGTAATTACATTTCAGTACATAGGGTACTGCGTTACTTTCGTATTCATATTCAACCCCCAAGTTGGAGAGAAGATCAGCAATCTTCCTCTCCAAACCTGAGCGGAAGTTCATTAGAAATCGTCTCCAACCTCCTCAGTTGCACTGACCACTTGAGCGGGATCACCGGCGACAAAGCCTTCGGATTTACCAAACAACTCAGCTGCTGCAGATGCACTCAGCTCAGCTTCACCACCAGCGGTACTACCACCAAGCTCGATGATTTGAACACCCTTCAGTTTCAACGACGTACCGTAGGTGACACCATCCTTCAAGATGTACGGTTTCTGTGTAAATGCAAGTTTTACCTTCGATCCACTGTAAAGAGGAGTCTCTTCATCAGTGACAAGTGTACCTTCGGTGTCAACAACCGGAGGCTTGGAATCCTCTTTCCAAGAGAATTTAAGTTTGTTGCGACCTGGCTCGATCTCCTCCCAAGGGGTGGGTTTAAGCGTCGAGCGCTTGGGATTCTTAAGCTTTGACTCACACCATTTCAATACTTCGGTGCGATCAGCTTCTAGTTTTTGAACCATTTCATCGTCAACCACGGCAGTAAGGCTGTAGCCAAACTTACCGGGACAAAGTACGGCTTGAAAGCCTTCGAGAACAACGGGATCAGCGGTGATAAAAGGTGGCTTAGACATCAGCAAAAAAAGTAAGTAGATTCAATAACCGATTCGGGGGCTAGATCACCCACGATCGGAGGTTCAGTAAGGGCACCAATCTGTTTGGCCCAATCTTTTAGGTAGTCTTGTTCCGCAAAAAGATGCATGTAAGTTTCTCGGACGATGGATGAAAGAACACCCATGTCAGAAGCACGACACAAAACCGAGTCGTGTATGAGGGCCAACGGTGCGTTAAAGCGGATTGCAGATAGGTGTAATAATGATGCATCAAGGGAGTGGATAAGGTTTGGAGCAGTAGCGTTTTTATGGTGATTAATATCTACCTCGTTGGTTTCTTCGCCAATTTTCATGGCACAACGACCAAGTAATTGTAGTTCTATTTGTTTGGTCTTGTATTTGTTCAATTTTTGGTGAACAACAAAACCAGAAGGTGTTTCCCATTCGATGAATGTCGCACCACGCTTAATTGCAGCAGCAACCTCAATCTCGATCCATTTCATTACACGCATTGGACCGGGTACAACACGATCCATTGCTTCTCTAACTGCATTAACAACAACTGTAAGGTCATCCTTATCAATGGTTAAACCCTTTTCCAACAAGGCTTCTTTGATGTAACCTCTGTTGGATATAGGTTTAGCATTGTAAGGAACTGTCATTACGGTACGTTTTACCGCTTTTCTATCCCAGTGCTCACGTAAATGCTCTGGAATGTTCGGCTTCGATTCTTCTGCAATGACTCTATAAGCGTCCTGAGGTTTCTCCCCAGGGAGTACATTAACCAATCGAGCCGTTGATCTATCTCTGGCGAGCCCTGCCAAGATTTGTAATCCTGAGCAAGTGGCGTCAACAGCAATAGGTAAGCAGGTAAAACTGCGGCTATAATCAATAAAACAAGCATAATACTCTTCGCAAGCGGCAAGAAAACACCAAGGTTCGGAAGCAGTCTCCCATTCACAACGGTTGTCAATTGGATCAGTAGCAATACGACTAATCAGGTCGTGATTGTGATTGACCCATTCTATACGTTTGTGCATAGGTTCCTTATCAAGACCATATGTAGTGGCTACTTGAAAGGCGACCCACTCTTGATCACCATCATGGATAAATGCTTCATCTGCAAATTGCAGTAATGATTTACCAAAGTCGGTGTCTTGAGGTGTGAGGAATGCGGGTATTGGATACGCTCTTCCGCGGTAATCAAAGCTCCAGGGGATGAAGAATCGTTCCCGATCTTTGAATCTTTGCACAGCTTCCATTGTCATACGAGTACGACAACTGCGGCGAAAGGCTTGACTGTTTATGTTGTTTACCTCTGCGGCCTTGCGTCTGTAGTCCTT